TACCTTTGCTAACTTTGGTTACGTAGGTCTACAGGCAAGTATCTACACTAAAGTAAATAAATACTTGACAAGAGAGAAAGGTACTCACCGACAAGACCTACAGAAAGCTATTCATGCACTACAAATGCAGGTAGAATACTACGATAGACATAACTCTGTTGTGAATACAGGACAGGAGACTGCCCTATCACCTAGGCATACCAATGAACCAATAGACGGGAATAAATAATGTCACAATTAGCTAAGATGATAACAGCGCATGAGGGTGTAGAGACTCACGCTTATAAGTGTACAGCAGATAAGATAACCATAGGCGTAGGGCGTAACATTGACCCTAAGGGTGGCATAGGCCTAAGCAAACTTGAGATTGACTACCTACTGTCTAACGACATTGAGCGTGTAGAGGAAGAGTTATCAACAGCGTTTCCTTGGACTATTGACTTGATTATGCACTCTCCTGCTCGTTATGACGCCTTGGTGGATATTTGCTTTAACTTAGGTATGCCTCGGTTAAAAAAGTTTAAAAAAGCTTTACAGGCCACCTATGACCACAAGTGGGACGAGGCAGCAGACGAGTTTATGAATAGTCGATGGGCTGAACAGGTAGGCAAAAGGGCAGTTGAGATTTGTGCAATGATTCGTACAGGTAAATATCAGAAGGAATACTAATGAAAGGTCAAGTACGAGGGTTAGCCTTAGAGCTACTACGGCAGGATTGTGTGGAGTCTTTAGATATAGCAAATTCCATTACTGAGGGTAAAAAAAGAGAAGAGGCATTACGCCAAGCTTCTTCCGTTTGTAAGCTTTACGACAATGCACTACACAAGGAAGCAAAATGATAATAAAATTCTACACAGAAGGTTGTGCCCCCTGTAAAGCTGTAAGTCAAGTCTTAAATAGTTTAGAAATTGACTATAAAGATATTGACATTGGCAAGGACATTGACTTAGCTATTAAATATAAAGTACGTAGCGTACCTACAGTAATCAACACTGAAACTGGAGACACCCTAGTTGGATTCAAGGGTATTATGGAAACAACGGAGTGGGTAAATGAGCATTGTAATTGATTATAGCCGTAACGAATTATTAAGTAAACAAGCCTACACCTTACTTGCTGACTACTACTGTCGTGATGGTGAAGACCCACAGGACGCTTATGCAAGAGCAGCGACAGCGTTTAGTAAGCATGACTATGAACTAGCACAACGTATCTACGACTACGCTAGTAAAGGTTGGTTTATGTTTAGTTCCCCTATATTAAGCAACGCCCCTAAGGAGGGGGAGAAGATAAATGGATTACCTATTAGCTGCTTCCTCAGTTATGTACCTGATAGCCTTGATGGTCTTATCGGACACTCGACAGAACTACGTTGGCTTAGTGTTAAAGGTGGTGGAGTTGGTGGTCATTGGTCTGACATTCGTAGTGTTAGCGATATGGCTCCTAGCCCGATTCCTTTCCTAAAGACTGTTGATAGTGACATGACTGCTTACAGGCAAGGTAAGACACGTAAGGGTTCTTATGCGGCCTACATGGACATTAGCCACCCTGACATTATTGAGTTTATAAACATACGTGTACCTACAGGTGGAGACCCTAATCGTAAGGCCTTTAACCTACATAACGCAGTTAACATTACTGATAGGTTTATGGACGCTGTGGTTGCTGGTGACCCTTGGCCTCTTGTAGACCCTAACGATAAGACAGTGCGTGACTTGTTACCAGCTAGGGAGCTATGGGAGCGTTTGATTGAGACACGCTTTAGGACAGGTGAGCCTTACTTAAACTTTATTGATGAAGCTAACAGGCACTTACCACCATCTATGAAGGAGCAAGGTCTAAAGATACATGGGTCTAACTTATGTAACGAGATTCACTTACCTACATCAGAGGAACGTACAGCAGTTTGTTGTTTGTCAAGTGTTAATTTAGAGTATTACCAAGAGTGGAAAGATACCACCATGGTAGCTGACTTAATAACCATGTTAGATAACGTCATTAGCTTCTTTTGTTTCCATGCACCCAAGGAGCTACGTAAGGCTGTCTATAGTGCCACACAAGAGCGTTCCCTAGGACTAGGGGCAATGGGGTTCCATAGTGCTTTGCAACGCTTAGGCGTCCCGTGGGAGTCTCCTATGGCTACTACTATCAATACTGATATGTTTACTCATATTAAAGCACAGGCTAGGGCAGCATCAGTGTACTTAGCAGAAGAACGTGGGGCTTGTCCTGACGTAGAAGGTATGCGTAACTCGCACCTGTTAGCTATAGCACCTAACGCCAACAGTAGTATTATTGCTGGTTGTTCTGCTAGTATTGAGCCTCTTAAGTCTAATGCCTTTACTCACAGGACACGTGTAGGTGCCCACTTAGTAGAGAATAAGTACCTAGATAAGGTTATTAGAGGACATAATAGCGACCCTGTGTGGATTGCAGCGCAGTGGAAGTCTATACTCTTGCATGAGGGAAGCGTACAGCACCTAGAATGGATGGATGAATGGGATAAGCAGATATTTAAGACTGCGTTTGAGCTTGACCAACGATGGGTTATAGACCATGCAGCAAGTAGACAGCCTTATATCTGCCAAGGTCAGAGTGTTAATCTATTCTTTCCATCAGGTACAGATAAGGCTTATGTGAATGAAGTACACCTTAGGGCTTTCAACAAGAAGCTTAAGGGTCTGTACTACCTAAGGACTAGCGCAAGTTCTAAAGCCGACACAGTAAGCGTTAAGCCTACACGTGTTGCACTTAAGGACTTTGCTCAAGACCAAGATGATCAAGAATGTTTAAGTTGCCAAGGATAAAAGAATGAGTTTATTAACAGCGTCAGCAGCATACAAGCCCTTCAACTACTCAAGCTTTGTGACACAAGCCATTGAGCATGATAAGTTACACTGGGGAGAGTGGGAATGTGACCTACAGGAGGACGTAACACAGTGGAAGTCTGGTAAGATTAACAATCAAGAAAAGAACTTTATTACACAGATACTTAGGCTATTCACTCAGTCTGATGTGATAGTAGGTGGTTCTTACGTAGATGTATTCTTACCTCGAATCAAGAACAATGAAGCACGTATGATGATGCTATCGTTTGCACAGCGAGAGACTATCCATATGCGCTCCTACGCCTTGCTTAACGATACCCTAGGCTTTCCTGAGGCTGAGTACACAGCGTTCCTTGAGTACGATGCTATGGCTGAGAAGCTTGAGTTTATGAAGACCTTTGACCCTGACACCAAGCAAGGGTTAGCTAAGGCCTTAGCACAGACTGTATGCAACGAGGGCATGAGTTTGTTTAGTGCGTTTGTAATGCTACTTAACTTCCAACGCTTTGGTAAGCTTAAGGGTATGTGTGAGATTGTAGAGTGGAGTATACGTGACGAGACTATTCATGTCGCAGGTATGACAGAATTATTTCGTACTTTCATTAGCGAAAATCCAGAGGTGGTAAATGACGAGTTTAAATTATCTATATATGAAATGTACAGAACTGCTGTTGAGCTTGAGGACAAAGTTATTGATCTTGCGTTTGAAATGGGAGGTGTGGAAGGTCTTACGGCTAGTGAAGTCAAAGACTACATCAGATATATCGCAGACAGACGATTAACTAACCTAGGCCTTAAGCCTAACTGGGACATAGATGAGAATCCATTGCCTTGGTTAGATTGGGTACTCAATGGCGACAGCTTCAAGAATTTCTTTGAAGGTCGTGTGACTGACTATAGCGCAGATGGTATGTCTGGCGAATCTTGGGGGTGGTGACATGAGTAATGTACAGTTGAATGACTTAGTAGACATAGAGCAGATTACTGTGATATGCCTAGGGCAGTTCCATAGTGATCTTAAGGAAGAAATAGAGTTCGGAGACAAGGATGATATATCAGAAGTGTTGCGTTTAATCATAGCTATTGAAACTATCTTTAAGGAGATCATGCGACCAGAGGATTACTTTGCATGGAAAACTAACAAGGGTTTTGACATTCATTAAACTACAGGCAACAAAAAGCCCTACTTAAGAAGACTTAGGTAGGGCTTTTTTATGCTTGAAGATTACTTATCTTCTTTATTATCTATAGCGGTGCCAGCACCAATATAATTACTTGCTAATTGTCGGTAATCTGATTCTGTAGGTTTTACTTTAGATGTTACATCTTGTATAACGTCCATTCTTTGTTGTGTTGTGGGTGATACATTAGGGAAGCGTTTAACTGGAGATACGCCATACTTATCTGTAAGAACCTTAGACCCTGCCATTATAGGGTCAACATAAGTAGGGTCTTTAGGTTGAAAACCCATAAGCTTCTTTTTAGATAAGTCACTTAATGAGCCTGACAAAGGAGGAAAAACAGTTAACAAATCTACCCCTCCTACAGGTTTAACACCTATCATATCGGAAGCATCAGAGGCTATTACAGTATAAGTCCCATCTTGTGTTCTTAAAGCAGCCCAATCATTCATACCACCCAGTTCTTTTGCCTGTGATTTATGACTACCTGAGAAATACCATGTACCTTCCTCAGCATTGTATTTTGCTGGTGGCATAGTATCAATCTGTTTATTTAAAGAATCATAGTTTTTTTTCTGTGGTTTGGATAGAGTTTTTCCACTAGCAAGAATATCGTTATACTTTACATACTCACGTATACTTTCTGTAGGGCTTTTAGCGTTTCGCAAACGCATTACGTCACCCATTAACTGAGTGTCTAGTAAATGTTGAGGTGTTAATTCATTAGCTACTGTATGTAAAAAACGACTAACTTTTGTTTTATTAGTTATTAACTCAGCACCCATACCAGAGTGATGATCAACAGGGTTCTTAACTAATATTTGAACATTATCAGTATTTCCTTTTATACCCCAAGCTTTTATTAAATGATTTTTAAAAGCATCCTCTACAGCAGCACTAGGAGGACGAGCATTACGAGAAACCCCAGAATCCCATACACCATCCATACCTGAGCGACCTAATGTTCCAAACGACAACACTTGAGGGCCAAATAGTTCTTTAACTAAAGGACTGTTTGTTCCTGTTTGTTTATCCATTAGACCTTGATAACCTTCGGAACCTGCTTGGAAACTAGGTGCTTCTTTAGCTAATTTTATTATTTTAGTTTTATTTTTAAAGTGGGGTTTTAGTTCTTTACCTAAGACACTTTTTTTATTATAAGCTATTTTTAGTTTAGCTTTTGCTGATTTTTCGCCAGCAGGTGTTTTAGCATTAGCTACCTTTTCCTTTAGCTGAGTGATCTGTGTTCCTAGTTTATCAAAGTCGTTAAACTTATTACCTAGACCTAGAGCTTGTAAATGCCTTACGTTTTGCTGTAACATTCCCTCAGGTATACCTGTTTGCCTCAAACTTGCTAAAGCTTGAGGTGTAAAAAGTTCTTTAATTGACCTACCTACTGCCACAACACCTATTTTAGCAATACCTGCCACTTTAGCTGCTGTGTTTCCACTATAAAACCCGTCTACTTTAGTATCAGCGTTACGGGCAACTTGATTTACTGTCGGGCCAGAAAATAATTGTTTTCCTTTACCACCTGTAAATAAACCTAAACCAGTTTCTACAGCATTGTTTGCCATTCTATAAGCGTCAGGAAACTTTTTAGACAGGTAAGAATCTAAAGGAGTTGAGGTAGGTACTTTTGACATAGCAGTACCCAAAGGCTCTGTTATGAGGTCAGGAACTGGGGCAGACATTAAAGAACCAAATACGTCACCTATCCCTCCAACAGTGTTTGCAGCATGAGTCAAGCCTACATCAAGGGCGCTTCTGGTGCCCTTAGAATAAGCATCAGTAGACTCATTAAGAGCATCTTGACGATTGTTTAAAGAAGTCTTAAGTTTACCATACTCTTCTTTTACTTCATTACCAGCTATCTTAAGACCCTGAGTAAGATAAAGGTTTTCAAGAGAATCACCCATTTCTGTATTTGCTGCATCACTTGGGCTTTTTCCTTCTACATCATAACCTAACCAATCATAAGTGTTATACATTTTGTTTGTTTCCTATACTATATAGCCTATTGATTAGCTGCACCCTTTAGTGGTGGTCGTTCAGCGTTTTTCTCAAGGTCTGTAAGTAGACCAATAACAATTAAACGATCAGCTTTAAGTTGCTTAAGTAAAGCAGTGTCTTTAGTTGTTTTAATTAACTGAGCAGTACCTGTCAGTAAGCTACCTAATCCTTGCCTTAGTTTTGGGCCTGTCAGAACATCATAACCAATGACACCTGCGGTTGCGGCAGCAATACCACCTAAAGCATAGGCGGCATTACCACTACTCACCCAGTACGCCATACCTCCACCTAAGGCACGTAGAGCCATAGGTGTTTTAGGTATGCTAATGTTACCACCAGTTACTTTTTGCCATAAACGCCCTACAGCATTACGTGATTCATTTTTAGCTTTATCGCCTGTAACGTCCCAAGACTTATAAAGTTTATGTTGCTTGTCTAGTAAATCCTTGACTTTAACATCAGGAACTGTACTAGCCACAGCTTCATTCATAATAGTTCTTATTTCTGACACAGCGACTGCTTTACTATTTATGTACTCTTGAGTTAAAGATTTAGGTTGATGATTATTTATAAACTTATCAAGTTGTTTACGAGCATCTAATAAACCTGCGGCAGTACCATCCGATTCTTTTACTAAACGAATAGCTGTTGACATTAGATCAGTAGCAAACTTAGGTGTGCCTCCTGCTAAACCAAAACCAATGCTTTCGGGAAAGTTATCCATAGAATCTTGTAACTGCTGTACCACATCAACAGTTAACGGAGGGTTACCTGCTTTAGCAATATCCTTTTTTAACTTTTCTGCTGTATTTGTTATTTCAGTATAAATAAAATTACGAGAAGAAGTAAAGCTACCTTTAGGTTTTAAGTTAGGAACCATTGCTGTAATATCAATTATTTCGTTAGCTTGTTCAGTGTAATTAGGCTTGATAGTATTTAACATACCCTCTGTACGAGTAGGATACATAGTAGTAGTCATGTCACTTGTCTCAGGATGGATAGGGGAAAGCATATCTGACACATTTTCCCTTCTATTCCTCCATGTGCTTTTAGCTGCTGACGACTTCATGCCACTACCTACAGCATCTAAACCAGCTTCAATTTTAGTGTTTGTGCCTAAAGAACCTATACTAAATACATTTTTTATCATCCTATCGTAATGAGGATATTTTTTAGCCATTGCTAAATACTTAGGGTAATTTTCTTTAGCAAGTTCTATCATTTCTTGAACTGTAGGTAGTTCTGCTATGGCTTGACCTATATCAATTACAGCATTAACTGTGGGATTCTCTATAACATCAGGTGTTACATTACTAAGAATTTTACCAGCTATCTTAACACCTTCAATGGCTACGTCACCAGCAGCAGGAATTATAGCCTCACCTAAGTTTGCAACAGCTAACTCTTGTACATTCTGAGGCCTAGCATCCTGTGAATAATGAGATGCAACAGGGTCACGTTGACCTAACAATACTTGTGACCCTGCCTGATCTGGTGTCATAGTACCAGCTTCTACCTGAGGTCTTAATGCCTCAGCTTTTTCATTAATAGCTGATTGAAACTCTTGCTGGTTAGTGTCCATAACTTTACCAGCATTGTCAAAAGAACTTTGGATATTTGCGCCAGCCTCGTCCTTCATTTCACCATAGTCATATTGTTGAGCAGTGTACCTAGGCTGCTCAGTTTCCTCTACTTGTCCCTCAGTTTCTAGTTTTTCTAACTCTGCGGCAATGGCTTCAATTTCATTCGCAGGAGCGTTAGCAACTAATGCGTCCTCCAAAACTCTCTTTAACTGGTTTCTCGTATACACCATTATTGCGCTCCTAATTGCCTAGTGCTAAGGCTTATTCCTGCACGTTTTACCCATTTATCAACTATTGATTGTTGCTCCGTTTTTTCACTTAAACGATCTGGAGGTACTGCAATGTAGTAAGATAAGGCCAGTTTCTTTTTATCTGCACTGGCTCCTTGAGTACGATTTATCATCCTTGAAACAGCTTCGTTATTGGTTTCGATTGTATTAATATACATCTTACGCTCAATCTCTAAGATTTTCTTTACAGCTAGTTCAGACATTTCAATTTCACCACCTGCCATTGCTGTTGCATACTTTCTGTCCTGATCAGATAAACCTGTACCAGCACCAAAGGCTTGAATTATATTAGCCACAGCGTTACCACGATACGCTAAATACGCTTGAGTATTAGCGGTCACTTCCTTTGCTTCTTCGCTTGACATTCCTAATGCTTCTAAACCTTTGGCAATCTGTAAACGCATTTCACCAAACTTCCCTAATATGATACCCTTATCAAAAATGTCCATAGATTGATCGTTTATGTAAATACCATCAACGGCTTGGTAGGCTTTTGTATTTAACTCGCCATAATTCTTTACTTCTGCGCCTAACAAAGCATTTGTTATTGTATCTAACATAGGAATTATTTCTTGTGTTTGCTTAGGTGCAGCACTTAGACCTAATTCACTAGGGTAGACCCAAGATTGAGTAGGGTTATTCCAAACCTTACCTTCACTATCTACACGATATAGTTGAATACCCCCGTTAGAATTTTTATAGTTTACTAAGTTAGCTTCTTTTCCTTCTAAGGTTTTAATAAACATTTCATCAGAAACATCGTCATGCTTACCTGCTAAAACTTCTTTTATATACTCAGGGCTTTTACCATAATTTCTTGCCATTTGCGCACGTGTCTTACGATTGCCTCCTGCAAGCATAGTAACTTTTTCTTTCTCTGCTATGATTGCAGCAGCATCATTCATATCACTACCTGATCTTAAATCATCAGCAAGAGAAGGTAGATTTAGTTTTCTAGCTGTCGTTTCTAACTGCTCTCTACGTGCTTGTTCTTTAATCTTTAAGTCTGACGCAGCTTTATCTTCTTTTTGTTTAGTAAAACCTGCCTGTGCTATATCAAACAACTGTGTACCTGACTCTACATAGCCCATTTGAATTAGTTCATTAGCTAACTTTAGTTGAGTCTCTGGGTTTTTACCTGTGTATTCATTACCAAACTTAGTTTGCATTTCTTCTTGTTGTGCTATATCAGCCCTTCGTTTAGCTAATATAGTATCTTCACCACCAGAAGCATTACCTAAGGCACGACCTAATGTTGAACCTAAGAAACTTATGGCTTGTGCTTTAGCAGGGTCACGTGCCCTCTTTCCAGCATTAGCCATTAATGTCTGTTGTAAATCTGTAGCACGTTTGTTACGTTGCTCTAACAAATCGTCAACAGACGGGCCTTGTGTAAATAAACCTTGATATGCCATGTTATCTTTCCTGTGTCTTTTAAGTGTATGTAGTCTTAAAGTTTAGCTTATGAACCAGTGATTGCTTTCCATAGCCAACCACCAGCGTCATTTATAGCTTTACCACCGCCAGCAGTACCAGCGTATGCTGTACCTACTCCAGTAAGACCTGTTATCCAAGGGTTAGGTTGATAGTTAGACGTATTTAAAGCCGCTTGTCCTGTCATACGTGCAGTCTCTTGACCTAACAAACCTAACTGGTAGTTCTGGCGTAAAGCTTCTGTCTGTAGAGGTGCGCCAGCTAACTGAGCTTCAAGTGCTGGTGCCTGTAAACCACCTGAGAACATACCTGCACCAGTACCCATAAGATTAGCGTATTGCTGTTGGTTAGTCATTTGATTAGTGTTAAACTGATTCAAGTCGAGACCAGCCTGTTGCATCTGTTGACCATAGGCGTCATTGGTAGACTGTGCTGCTAGACCAGCTAAGGCTTGTGATTGTGCGTTACTAACACCTAAAGCGTCAGGCTGCATCATCTGACTGCCCATACCAGCACCTAAGCCCTCACCAGACAACCTAAGACCTAAACGTCCTTGACCAAACATACCCTCTCTAGCCCTAGCGTTTTGCTGTGCAAAGGCTGGCTCAAGTAACTTACTACGTTGATTAAATAACTCTGTAGCACGACCTTCGGGGTTGAAGTTATAATTAAACTGATCTGGTGCTTGTTGGGCTAGAGTAGAGGCTTGACCAAACAAACCTTGACCTTGGCCCACCATGTCACTTATACTGGCGTAAGGCTCTGATAACTGTGTAGCTGAACCTGAGGGTGTTAAAGCAGCACCACCAGTACCAGAACGGAAAGTAACTGGTTTGAAGTTACCAGTATTTGCACCTGTACCATTAGGTATTGTTGCACCACCACTTTCTGATTTAAATTGATCTAATAATGCTTGTATTGAACTTAAGTTTCCAGTTTTTTTAATGTCACCATCACCACCTTGAGCTACATACTGTGCTAATTGCGACTGTATATTATCAAAAGGATTAGCAATTTCATCCATACGACTAGCTGAGGCAATTAACGTAGGGTCTGCCGCTGCTTCTGCTGCTGTTATGTTTCCTATACCTTCGGTACTTGCACCTAACTCAGCAATTATCTGCTCTCTTGTTTTAGCACCCGTAGCTAATTGATTTTCATAATAGTCAAGACCTTCCTGACCCACATTTCTACCAAACTGTTGGTTGTACTGAGTGTTTAAAAAGTTAGCATTACTACCTTCGGCAGATTGGGCAGCAAATTTATCTGCTTCTGCTTGAGTTGTGTACCCTTGACCTTCTTGGCTATACCTTAAGTCAGCAAGTACACGCTCCCTGTCTTTAGCGCCTGTAGATAATTCGTTGAGCCAGTATGCTTCACCTGCCTCATCCATCTCGCCTCTGTTAAATTCATTTTGATATTGTTGGCTTAACCAGCCAGCATCACTTATTGTATTTGCCATGTTTGCACCATTACTTAAATTAGAGTTTCCATTCATTAGATTAGCTAATACTTCTGAGGAATCAGCCGCAGTACCTACACCTAAAGATGAAAGTATACCAGAGTTGTTAGAGGCACTATCTGAGGCACTACCACCACTATTAGAATCATTATCACTACTACCACTTTGGGCTAGTTGAGATTTCATCTGCTTAGACAAACCATCCCACTGTTCATCAGAGTAACCTTCTGGGCGTATACTATCTAACTGTGCTTGAGTTAAATTACCTTGACCACCCGCTATAAAAGCATAAGTTAATTGGTTGGTAAGTTGAGGACTACGAGCCATTGCTACCCGATCAGTCTCAGACATAGTAGCCCAATCAGGGTTTGAGGATTCCTGTAGTTTATATTCTAACATTGACTCTTTATTCATACCAAACTGAGTCTGTTCAGCAAAGTCACCTACAGGGTCAAAATTCATATAGGCATCTAACAAACCACCTAAGTAACTATCTTTTCCTATCTTATCGCCTAGCTTTTCTAAAAGTAAATTTGTTAGACCACCAGTAAGACCACTACCTAGGCCTTTAAACATTGTATCAGGTACAGAGTCGGGATAATATGCACCAGTATCACTAGTGCTGAATAGACTAGGCGCATTAGCGTATGTGTTTCCTTGTGTGTTTGGGTTACCCCCAGTATCTTGAATGTTTAAAAAGTTATAGGGGTAGTTTCCTCCAGTAATGTTAGCTGAATCTAGTGACGTAACTACCGAGCCTGTAGATGTTGTTCTACCAGTATTGGCAGTAGTATTATTATTAGAATCATAAAGAGAACCTACAGCAGCCCCACTTCCTGATCTAACTGCATTACCATATTTATCGACTAACGCCATTACGCTGTCCTTTTCCAAAAGTAAACAACAATGTAAGGCTGACCTGCACCTCCTGCACCTGTTGCTAAGTTACCTGTCTCTTGTGAAGTATCAAAGTTAGTGTCACTTGCATTAATACCAACTAATACACGACCAGAAGCAAAGGAT